GACAGCCCACAAGCACTCGCCAATGGGTCTGAAGTCGATGTTAATCTTGACCTCGTGGTACTGGAGAGCGACCAAAGGCAGAGCAAGACCGGGGTTTCTGCAGAACCAGAAGAGGAGGGGGACGTACAAGGTGGTCTCAGGGAGAGCCTTGCGGGGAGCGCAAACCTGGCTGGGGCCGCCAGTGGAAGCGCAGGGTCCGTTGATGTCAGCGAATGCGGGGTCGCACAAGTAGGTCAACTGGGTGGTGTGTCCAATCATCTTGTAGTAACCAGCCTGCTGCTCAGAAGAGAGGGTAAGCTGATTCCAGATGTGCATCCAGTCACCATATTGACGGTCAATTCTCTGGCCGCCGATCTCGACCTCAACGAGGGCAATGAGCTGCTCGCCGGGGTAGTCTAACCAACGGGCATAGACAGGGCCAGTGCCGGATGTGCCCATATTCTGGTTGATCTCGGGCAAAGTGACCTGGACATAGGTTCTGTAAGCCAAATCGCCGTTTCTGGAGATGGTGCAGGAAACCCTGCGACCAAAGTCAGCTTGACCGTTGAAGGTCTGCTCGATGGACTCCATAGCGAAGTTGGTGTGTCTTCTGTAAGATACCTTCCAGAAGGTGATCTCGGGGTTTCCTGTAAGGAAAACGTCTTGTGCGCCGTAGGCTACTAATTGCATGAGTGCTCCTCCCATTTTTTATATATACTTCGAAAACATATTTTTTCCTAAATAATCGCGCAAAAGACGCGATTGTAAAAAGCGTGATTTGGAGCACAAAATATAATTTCCCTACATTGATGTAGCGACAATTATATGTGATATATTCAAAGACAAATACGAATGATAATCGGACGTTGTGTCCCCACTTTTTATTGTCGGGGCATTATTTAGAGATGCCGCGCATTTGTAAACATGTGGGGTGTCGAAATCGACCTCTTTATGGCATGGAACAAGGTTGCCCCCATTTTTGCGCCGAACACAAGGGCCCCAATATGAAAAATATGACGGCAACGTCGAGGGTCGCCACTAGCGGCCTATCAACATGTATTGGTTCCAAGTGCCAAGAACAGCAATCGAGTCCCCGGTTCCGTGGTTATTGCGCCCCATGTTACGTAACACTCTTTCCAGAAGACCCGCTCACATTCCAGACGGTGTATCGCTCCAAGCAACAAGCGACATACCAATTTGTCGCTTCCCGATTTGATGGGTTTCAACACGAATCGCCCCTCTATATTGCTGGAGTGCGCATCGACTGTCGTATTGTTATTGCGGATACGGTGTTGTGTGTATCCACGGACCCCAATATTATGTTGAATGAAGATGGCACGACACCGTATAAAGTGATACTGATTGTGTTCAACCCCAACAAATATGTGACTAAAACTTGCGAGTCCGTGAATCCGATGCTATATATGCGATTGCCTCTATTGGAAGACGAAATCGCACGTCAAATGGAGCGTATTATTGCGAATGAAAATCGCGATAAACTAGAAATCATCCGACTATTTGCGACTACCTCCGATTGTCCATCGACGAATTCTCCGTGATAAACTTCTCTAAATAATCGTCTTGAAAGATTTCACGTTTTCCATTATGCGACTTTTGGAATATGTATTTGCCATCGCGTTTTTTGACACTCCATCCCTGCTCGAGTGAGTTGTATATGAATGCCATTTTATATATGGTTTTTTGGTCTAAATCCATTTGGCTCATTTAGATATTTTGGCGAATAATTTATGAGGTTCTAAACGATGTTTCATGCTGACTGGTGCATTACTGACTGCGTTCAAAATACCACATTTTTCCGAGGAGCTCGAGCCAAAGTAATTTCCCCATAAGGACATAAAATCTACCAAGTATATTATTTAGGATGAATGACGACGCGACACCAATTGACTACCTTTTACACGAAGACGAGGCCCGTTATGTGATGTTTCCAGTGCGAGATGAGGATATCTGGAAAATGTACAAGAAACAGGTCGATTGTTTTTGGCGTGCGGAGGAGGTCGATTTGTCGAAGGACCTGGGAGACTGGAGCCGGTTGAACGAGGACGAGCAATATTTCATTTCAATGGTGTTGGCCTTTTTCGCGGCGAGCGACGGAATTGTGATGGAGAATCTGGCGACGCGGTTCATGGCGGACGTCCAATTGGCCGAGGCGCGGGCATTCTACGGGTTCCAAATTGCTATGGAAAACATTCATTCCGAGATGTACAGTTTGTTGATTGACACCTATATCAAGGACCGCGAGACCCGAGGACGAATGTTTTCGGCGATTAAAACCGTCCCATGTATCCAGAAAAAGGCAGATTGGGCGCGCAAATGGATATCGGGCGACCAAACATTTGCCACGCGTTTGGTGGCGTTTGCGTGCGTCGAGGGCATCTTTTTCAGCAGCAGTTTTGCCGCGATTTATTGGATTAAGAAACGCGGACTAATGCCGGGACTCACATTGTCGAACGAGTTCATTAGCCGCGACGAGGCATTACATACGGAGTTTGCGATTATGCTTTATGGTAAGTTGTTGGAGAAACCGGACAAGATTCTTGCGCAAAACATTGTGAGAGAGGCGGTCGAAATCGAGAAGGAGTTTATTACGGTCGCACTGCCTTGCCGAATGATTGGCATGAATATGAAGCTGATGTCGCAATATGTAGAGTTTGTGGGTGACCGTCTCTGCGTCCAATTGGGCGTGCCGAAGATTTATGGCGTTCCGAATCCGCTGGATTTCATGGAGTTGATTAGTGTCGATAGCAAAGTCAATTTCTTTGAACGCATGAATAGTGAATATGCGATGGCGAACAAGGAAGTTGCTGGGGATGTGTTTGATTTCAATGCGGAGTTTTAAACCAGATGGTAGAATGTTGTTATAATATAATATACCAACATTTGGGTCGATGAGTGAAAAACGACAATATTCACCCATTTCCCAAAAAGATTCAATCTTTAAGCGACACAAAGAAGAATCATCTCCACCCAAATCAATGGATTTTATCTTACGTGAACTTGGATTTTTACAAAAATGGGAAACAATAACAGAAACCAATAAATCAAAAAGATATTACTATAATAGCAGAACTCATAAACGCATGCTTACAACTCCATATCAAGATATTGAAAAACAACAATATTCCGGTACTATTATCCCACATTTTTTAGAAAAACATGGACCCGATAAAACAATCGATTATTTGATAGAATTACTTGAATCTTACATTTTCCATGTGTACGAGAAGAAGAAAAAGACACTATCGATTCGAGATATTCTTAGGTTTGATGTATTTGGTTACGGCCATGGAGGAGAAAAAACAGCCAAGTCAAATAGTATTAACTCAAAATATATACCAGATAGCATTACATTTTGTATGCCGTCAAATATAATTGGAATTATAAGTCATCTCAACCCAAGTATGGATTATGCGCATACACAATATAGTAAAAATAAAAGTCTATCTCGTTCTGAAAAAACGGAGCTCCGAGATATAATGAGCCAACGATATGAAACAAGAAGTCAAATGTATGCCGGTGATATTTATAAAATACGAATCGCGATACAAAAAATGGCTGACCTAAGTGAAGAAAAACTGCCAAATCCCAGCCAAATAAACATAATTATAAAAAGCACAATTCCCAGACTTATCGAAGAATGGTGTTCAAACGAATGGGATGATTATATTATTTTTAAGTATGGGGTAGAACGAAAAACACAAGCCTTTCGTGATAAAACATTTACAGAAAAAGATGTTGTCGATGCGATTCAAGCGGCAATTGAAATACTCAAAGAAAAAGAACATGTATTTATTCAACAACAAAAAGAGTGTGTTGAAGGCTCCCAACGCTCGGGAACAGATGCGTTTAAATCTCATAATCTAGTTACCGCCCCCGATAAAAAAAAAATGATTCCGCAAGTTCAGTTATTATCCAGTGATTCTGGATTGTATCCAAATGTATTGGCTAATTTTTTTATTTTATTTCGCGTTCAGAGTGACGACCTCAATTTTGATGTATTTATGAATGATGGATTTGTAAGTCTACGGAGCGATTTAATTAAAAAAAACGATATGGCCAGTGGTAAATTAAGCTATGATGTAGACGCATTATATGAAAATCAAAGAGGACTCAAACCAAATATGTATGGATTGCCATATAAAATGTTTCAAAAGTTGTCGGTTGTTTTTAGTATAATGTCGGTCGATTATTCATATATTTCCAATTCCACAAGAGAGTTAGACCCGACAAAATTATTTTACATGCTTTCTTATTACGGTAGTATACCGAGATATACATCAACGAGTTGTCGCAGTGGGCATGATATCAAAGAATTGCCAACCTATGATTCGGAAGGCGGTAATAAGACGCGTAAACACACGCTTAGAGGTCGCACGCTTAGAGGTCGCACGCTTAGAGGTCGCAAAACTTGTAGTCGATATATCCAATAAATATATAACAATTGATATATAGATGAGTAAACGAAAGGCCTCCCCAGACAAATCATCCAATAAAAAGAACAAAGTGAAGGAAGAAGAATCTATACAACTTCCTGAAATAGTTTTCTCTATTGGAAATTGGGACCTACTAATACAAGCAACAAATGATAAAGAAACACGATTTTTGTATCGAAACCGCGAAGAACGTATAAACCGATTTTCGAGTCCATACGAAGATTTTGTAAAGTCAGGGCATTCACTTTTAAACTTTAGAAAAATATTAGAAAAACAAGGACCCGACAAAGCAATTGATTATGTACTAACAATAATAATCGCCTATATGTTATTTGTTTATGCGCATCAAGCAGGTCGCATTATATCGATTTATGACATCATTAAGTTTGACGCATTGGGTTATGGACATGGCGGTAGTCTTATTGACAATGAACCTGGAGGAAAAACGTCTGTCAATTCAAAAGCAATGCCAGAATGCTTTGTACAAGCTACTCCAGATAATAAAATTTCTCTTATACCACAAATCCCTTATATTCATGATTTATTGATGCTCCAAAATAAATCAAAGGGAAAATTATCTCGTAATGCCAAACACGCAATTCGCGAAAAGATTGGCGAAGAATATAGTAAATGTGTTCCTTACTATCATAAAAAGACGAGTCGAGTAGAAGCTGATATAACAACATTGAATGGAAAGCTTGATGACCCTACATATAAAATCAAAGATGTTGAAGATGTTTTAATGTGGTGGTTTTCAGATGAAACCGATTCAACCGATTGGGCACAGTTTAAAATGGATATGGAAAAAAAGGGGGTTACGGAAGAAGAGTATCGTAAAATAATAGTTAAAGGCGCAATTGGGTTTTTAAAACGAACAAAACGTGTGTATGATAAAAAAGAAAATGATTGTAAAGAAGGTGCCATACTTTCCAAAACAAAAGCGTTAACATATTATCCATTGTCTTCAGATGAAGATAAACGCAAAATGACTAAGCAAGGGTTTTATTCATGCGACAGCTTAATGTCAAATGTTTTATTTGAACCAAAAATATACGTTGATGACCCGGGGTTATCAGAAGCAATATACACTATGGTCGAAGAAATCCGGCAAGTGATGTCACTCAATACAAGCACTGCTGGGTCTAACGTATTTGCGTTTGAGAAATCACACGCAAATGATTTATTATATACGACGGGTCACATAATAAATGAATCTGGATTTCCTGTTCGGTTTATTCGTAAACTGGCTGAAGCCCTTGGTTTATCGTTCGAATTATCTAGCTTGGAATATAGTAATAATCTAACATCAAAAGATGAGTTAAGCGTGGAATCCATATTCTCACACATGTATCCATTTCGAATCGAATATTATTATCCAATTTGTTGTAATCCGTTTGAAAAAAAGGGGATTGAGAAACATGATTCTCAGACGCCGGGTGGTCGCAAAAAGACGCGCAAACGACGTCGCACACTTAGAGGTCGCCAGTAAGAATAGTTGGTTCAAAAAATCAAAATTAAGAACAAGAACAAGACCGACTCGCATTAGCAGAAGCAAATCGAGTCGCAAGACAAAGCAGATGAACTTAAAACAGTAGAAGCATACCGACTTCGAGCATATTCAACACATTGCCACTTTATTCCCGTAAAAACACCATTGTAATAATTTTTAACCGTTTCATCATTTTCATAACGTTTATTTGAATATACATTAACACCATTCTAATATCCAATTTGATTGTCAAATATATAAGACCAGTATTTTTTTAGCATTATTATTATATATATTTATTAAAATCTAACGACGTCTTCTAGATTTTGTTTTTCTAGATTTTGTTTTTCTAGATTTATGACGTCTTTTACCTCCAAAATATTGTCCTATTGTCTTTGCTAAATCGTTACCTACACTGTTTTTTTGCGGTCCATGGTAATAAACTGAATCTGGTGTGTCATTTTTCCAATTTCCTTCTACTATAGCAGATTTAGATACTAAACTTGATGGTAAATCATTTGAAATATTACTCATTGCCCCTACTGTAAACTTTGGTACATTCATATTTATGTGTTGTGAATTAATCATTTTTCTTGCTGCTTCTTCACGAAGACCATTAATCGGTTTATAAATATTCATAGCACATCTATTTGGAGCAACGTGAAAAGAGAATTGACCATTTTTTTTAGGTAATAATAGATAATAAAGTGGTTTATCATTAACAGACTCAACATTTTCAAATATTGCGGATTTTCCTGTTGAATTATCAACATAATCAATAAATTTTCCTTTTGCACGATGTGATTTATCATTTGTATGCCACGATTCACGTTTATACTCTAAATAATATATATCTCCTGGTGTAAGTTTTTGTGGGTCTACTTTTTCCATTATATATTGTATAAATATATATATTTATTTATACAATATAATAATCAAATGCTAATTATTATTTAAAAATATGGCTAAAAAATATGAAAACAAAAGATAACTCTGTTTTTGGTACATATATTTTGTCAAAACCAAATGTGTTGTCTCTCAAAAATTATATGACACAGAATGTTCAAATATAAATAAACCAACTTATGACATGTTGTCGTGTGGGTGAAGTTCAAAGTAAATTGTTAACAAGAAAAAATAGCGGAACAAATCTTGCCGGCGGCCGCCGTTATAAAAATCAAAATGCCCATATTGTGGTAATTGTAAAAATAGTATAATGTATTTTGATTTTACAAACCTTCGCAATTCTACAAATAATCAAAAGATTGTTCCCAAAATAATATCATGGGATAAATTATTTAACGACACATCACTCCAAAAGTATAAAAAAACAATAACTAAAATTGGCAATAAACGAATAAACCAAACTCGAAAGGCGTTAACTAAATAATTTATTCTACTAGTGTTTTTTTAACAGCGCAATGGACCCCGCCGCCCATTTTACCGAGTTCGCTGAGTGAGACGCAAATCACGGGTTTCTTTGTTGCCTTTCGTAGAAGATGACCGCTCCCTTCGCTCGCCAAAACAAACTTGTCAAAACACACAAAATTACACGCATAATCATGTTGTTCATCGTCCGTTATTTCAAAAATGCGGTATCCCAAATGTTTCAAATAGTCCGCGAGCGGAAGAGAGGCAATCTTGTTTCCTGCACTCTCATACACATCGACGATAAACATTTTGGCGCCCGACCAGATGACCGCCACATCATCGATGAATCCCAGCATCAAGTCCAAGTGTATTATTTCGGAGTCGCTCGACGTGATTCGCGCCACTTTATGGGTCCCAAATGCGTCGGCAACCATCAAATCGCGGATTGCCAGTCGGCTAGTTCTTGGTCCGACCATGACAAATGATATGCCGCGATGATAGAGGTAGTCACCGCCTTCCAAGAATCCGCGCTCCACTTTTCGCACGGGTTTCGAAGATTTTGTTCTAATATTGCTAGTCTCGT